GCTGCCGATCCAACAGGTCTACCAAGTGCTCCCGCAGTAACGTAATGGGCATATAGAACACCATCAATAATGATAGGCTGCTCAAACGGTATAACTTCCCAACCAGCTTCAGCATACTTTAAATCCTCCATTGATATAGTTCCATCAAGCATTGAATCATTGTCTATTGCACGATAGATACGATGCTCATGATTACCTATTGTTAATACCATGCGTGGCTTGTAGATTTTCTCCTTATTCCTACGTTGCCTTTCTTGCAACGAACGTAGCGGTTTAAGCAACACATCCATTGCTTTGTGTGTCGCCTCTACATCGTGCTTATATCTACGTCCCTCGAAAGACTTCTTTCCCTTGTCGTAACTTGATAGGCTTGGCATGTCCGCAAAGTCGCCAATATTAATAATAACATCAGGACGCTTCTTAACAATGTAATTTCCTATCGCTTTAAGGAATGAATAATCATGTCCTGGTTTTACTTGTACATCAGGTATTACTAGATGGGTCGTCAAAGTAAGTTCCTCCGATTTGATATCCGTACAATGCAGACAACGCACGATTAAATACTGCAGTTACTTCGTCATGATTAGATCCGTCAGGCAGGTTAGTATTAACTACGACTACTGTACCTTCTGGTTCGTGCTCATACTCTGTTAATGTAATATTGATTCTCATTTGTTTCCTTTCACTAGTAGCATTATATCTACTTGATGTTTTAAATCGTTAACCTTCTGTACCATATCTAAGAAGTGCTCAGCATCTACAAGGGCTAGTGGCTTACTGTTATTCTGTTTCAAGATAACTAGTGGCTCAACTAATCCATGTGTCTTTGCTTGCTCATAGTCTTTATATACTGCAATAGCTGCACGATTCTTACATTCAATTGTGTAATTAAATAATGACCTAGCCAAAGGACTGAGCTGCACATCCTCTCCACCCGCTCCCATGCTCGTTGACCGTACATCATCTTGGTGCAACGTAGGGAATCGATTGAGAATCTGATCTCTTGTCCACTGCTGTAGCTTTCTTCCTTTTGCTTTTGCTGACTGAGGCTTCAAGTTTAATTACCTTCCGTTTAACTATCATCTGCTTAGGGATAGTAATACTATTGTTACACATTCCATCAGTGACTGTACCTGCAAGTTCAATCTGTTGGTCATCTTCGTACACCACAAAACCAACACTCTTACAATGTAGGTCTTCTCTCTTTGGTTCATGCCACTCTCCCTGAGCTAAAGCATCTAGCCACTCAACTAAAACTAGACTGGAGGCTGCCACATTTGGTTTGCTTCTCTTCGTATCCATAGTAGCTGACCGTTCTCCAAGACTCGCTTGTCGTCTCCCTGGTACGCTTCGAGTATAGCAAGATACATTTCCTTTTCGCTTTTGCATTCTTTAAGTAGCCTTTCCGCTTTAACTGGTCCAATGCCCCTGACACCGATGATATTGTCAACTCTATCTCCCACTAGCATTTGTTTATAAAAGTTCTTGATACCTTGTTCTTCTTCAATAAAGTAGAATTCATTCTTGACAAAGTTGAAGTGATCTCCTCGAAGCATATCTAAATCTTTATCAATAGAACAAATACAATACTCTCCTACCTGATGCTCGTATGCTGCAATACCAATGGCATCGTCTGCCTCTTGGTCTTCAATCATTACAAAGCCCCAGGCTTTCTGCATGTAGTCTCTAAGTATCTGATAGTGCTTAGGTTTAGGAGCTTTCCTGTTACCCTTGTAAGGCGCAGTGATAGCTATCTCATTCCTAAAGTTACTCTTACCAGTTAGATACCCTTGATACTCATTGAAGTTATTGAACAACAACATGTCTTCTAAGAACTCACTACATCTAGCTAACGCAATTGACTCTGGTTCTTCTTCAGAACTAAAGCCAATGCGATAGACTAGTATGTCCCCATCAATCAGGGCTTTAAACATTAAAGAGCTTCTTCTTCCAAGTCTGCAAGGTTAACACCTTCAGGTTTGTACTCAATCAGTTTCTTGATGATCAACTTACTAACACCCACACCAACACCAGTCTTACCTTGGAAGTTGTAGTTGTAAGGTTTGATCAACGCTACTGCTTTAGATCCGTTAGCAATCTTAGCTTTAATGAAGTCGCCATTCTCATCTACTGCAGTGATAGGGTAAAGCTTAGACTTAGCAGTGACATAGAATCCTTGATCAGGTTTCTTAGGATCATTCTTAACTGCAATGCCCTGTGCTTCTAGTTCACGAACAGCTTCTTTGCTTAGATTGCTCAAGTCTACTTGATACTTTCCTGACAACTTGTTTGGCTCATCAAGAGCAGCCCAGAAAATGTCAGCTTGAATCGGTAAAGGTTTTGCTTGTTCCATTTGTATTTCTCCTAATTAAATTACAACATATATTATACCACGATTTTAATGAACTGTCAATTCAGAATCTTTCTCTTGCTCTAGAATTGTTATAGTTCGGTGCAACATCTCAATCACTTCTTCATTACCTAGTACTGTATATACAACCAAGTAATCTTTCTCATCTGCTCCTAGAATAACCAGAGGTTCTACATTCTTTGGTATGCTATCTAGATTCATGGTGCTAAGTCTGACTCTTTAATTGCTTTCAAATAATCACTTGCAGTTCCTAATTGTTCAAGCTCCTCTGTTAATAGAATACAGATATTATTTATACTCTGTCCTCTTCTAAAGAGTTCAAGAACAACATTGTGTATTAAATCTAATTCTCCATCGCCCATCAGTGTGTCTCCTTCCAAGAGTTACCTACTTTATATTCACCAGCTAGAGGACAACGCATGTTCAGTTCCTTACCTGCTAACTCAATAGCTTTAGCGCCTAACTTACCTGCCTCCTCTGCTCTGCTTTCTTCTACTTCAATCTGCCATTCGTCATGCACGTTAGCTACAAACTTATAGTCAATCTTAGCCCTGCGTAGTTCATCATTCAAGATAACTAACGCTTGCTTCATGACAATCGCACCCGCACTCTGGAGTAGAGTGTTGAGTGCTGCATGCTCAGACCTAACGTGTAACCTGCGTCCATCAAGACCTGGAAGCGTTGACGTGTTCGCAGCGATACGACCAACTTTCTCTCTAAGTTCCTTGAGCGACGGAGTGTTCTTGAGAAAACGAGACTTAAGTGCTTGTCCTTCTTTCGCTCCAGCGCCAACAACCTTCCCGATCTTGGAATCTCCTGCGCCATAGAGGAATGCATATATAAACGTCTTCGCTTGGTTTCTTGTTTCAAGTCCAGCAGCTTTTTGATTTGCTGCATGGATGTCACCTGAAACGACTTCACTCGTGTACGCATCATCTTTCATATAGTGTGCCAGCATTCTCAACTCCAGTCCTGAAGCATCGATACCAACCAACTTATATCCTTTCTCTACAATCCATAGATCCCTACACTCCTCACCGTAGGGGCTTCCACTATTGGGTACTTGTGCCATGTTCGGTTTGTTATGCGTCATTCGTCCTGTGACTGCACCATTAGTAAACACTTGACCATGTACCCTACCATCTTCCTTCAAGAACTCTAGCCACGATTCTATTTGAGATATACGTTTCTGCAACATAAGATACTCATTGATCGCTTTAGCTTCTGGTATATCTACCCCTTCAAGCGTCCCTTCGTCGACGATTGGCTGCCCTGTTTCCGTGTACCTGTCTGGTTTCCAGCCTTTCTCGATGAGACGTTCACCGATTTGCTTGCGACTACCTGGGTTGAACTCTTCGACTTTGTCCTTGAGTTTCTTACCTGTTTTGTCGGAGATTCTTTCGGTGACTCTCGTAGGGAAAATGCTTTGTAACGACACTTCAATAGTAGCAAGCTTACTTTGTAGTTCAGATAAAAGGATTGTAGCTTTTCTTTCATCCAACTTAAAACCGTTACGTTCTTGCTTTGCGACAATTGCTTGGACTTTGTGTTCAAGATCAATACTCCTCTGTTCAAACTTCTGTTGTTTTAATTCGTTAATCAAATGATGATACAACTCCTCTGTTACTAAAGTATCCTGGATACAGTACGTCTCCATCTCTGGAGTAAGACCACCATCCCAGTCACTGAACTCACCCTTCGGAAAACCTAGACGTTCGCCCCATGCTGATAGCTTATGTCCTCCCACCAGGCTTGGACTTAGTAGTCTGCTTAACACGAGCGTGTCGCACACTTGGCTCGGCTTCATCGTAACACTCCAGATCTTTCTCAGTACTGGGGCATCGAAGCTTATTCCGTTGTGCATTATAATCAAATCGCAATTGTCCAAATACTTTTGTAACCCGCTTGCTTCCTTCCATGATACTACTGCTCCTGTCTCGATGTCTCTAGTAACTGCTAACCATATCTTATTGTGCTGACTGTTAGTCTCTATGTCCAGTACTATCTTCATTTAATTTCTCCAATATCTGTCTCCAGGGTTAGCTAACATTGACTGCAGCAACTCATCTATAGACCTGAACCACTGGTCTACACGCATTCCTTCTTTAGTAGTTATAGTAAAACTCATTCGCTTAGTCCTTGTCTAACTCTCCAGGGGTATGCATCTTCTACCCAGAAGCATCTCATTTCTCCATGCCTAGAAGATAAGTAACCTCTCCACATTGCATGCCTAGTACTGTAATCATTGCAGGTAAGTGCTTGAATATTAAGGGAAATTTCCTTAGCATGCCAGCCAACGAACAAGCTTACCAGTACTAATATAATTCTACTGCTTTTTAAGAGTAGGTTTCTTATTAACGATAGGATCTTCAACGACTGTTACCTTCTCATTATGTTTATCATTTAGCATAGTCTGTACCTGGATCTCTAACTTCTGTACCTTGACTGCTAATTCATTTACTGCGTCGATTACTTTAGTTAGCTGAAGCAAACTCATAGAATTCCCCATCTTGTTAGTGCGTGAATAATGTATACGACTACACCAAAGAAGTACAGCACAGTAGCTACTGCCTCTACCAATACCAGTGGTGCATCGTTCTGTAGTACACCTGCTAGTGTCCATATACCTGACCCTATCATACCGAATATGATGTTAGCAGGATAGATATTAAAGCTAGTCAAAGCTATACCTATCAAGCATAACACAGTACCTGCCCACTTCATCAATACTAATTGCAGATTACTACGTTTGGACAGATAGTACATACCGTAACCTTCCCATCAGGTGTGATGATTGTTGTAGTCTGACAAGCCATACTAATATTATACACCATTGTTAGTGTAAGTGCAAGGATAATCTTTTTCATAGTGAACTTTCTTCAGGTGGTAATTCATTCATACGTCCAGTGTTACGACTATATAGCAGACGACAAGCAAGCCCAGTAAGACCAGAGAAACGATTCTTGAGAACTCGAACAT